TTTGCAGATTTTCTTGTTACCAAGGCATTGTTTGCCCCTATTGTTGATTTCTTGTTGTCTTTCCCTTTAGTTAGTGAGTGTATGGGTGGCGTGAATGTTAATCGCGATGACTGGGGTTCGATATATCAACATCTCAAAGAATTTGGTGCCGAGAATTGCATTGAAAGTGATTTCAAACGTTGGGATATTCGGTTGTCGGGCCAGATTATTCGCGGCGGCGGTGCATCCTTAGTAATGATTGCTAGGGCGATTGGATATGACGACGAATCTATTCTAGCTATGACAGCAATTTTGTCAGATCTGGCTAATTCGTATGTCATGTTCCAAGGAGCACTCATCACTATTGATGGTTGGATGATTTCGGGAACTTATTTGACATTGTTGCTGAATAGTGTATGCAACTCATTAATACATCGTTGTGCTTTTTTCGATTGTTATTATGAGGGCACATATGTCACAGATTATGGACTGAAGTACCGTGATCATGTTCGTAGCATTTTCATGGGTGATGATGCTCTGGCCACATCAAGGACTGAGGAATTCAATCAATTAGTAATGTGGGATTTTTGCCGCAGGCACAATATTGAATACACGAGTGGATCGAAAAGCGACGTGATGGAGCCTTATTGTCATTTGGACTCAGCCACTTTTTGCAAGCGCACGTTTTATTTCAACCCGATCTTGCAGCAATATATGGCACCACTTGCTATTCCTTCGATAATGAAATCTCTTTATATGTACAAGAGTGAAAGTTGCGTTATCGAAAAACAACAAATTGTTGATGCATTCGGAGCGTCACTATTTGAACTTGCCCGTCATCCGCGGGAAGTGTTCGAACATTACCATGATATATTGGTAGAAGCTTCAGAAATTTTGGAGATTTCGAATTTGGTATTACGATTAGATATGTCGTATGATGGATGGATGGTCCTCTTGGACAATCGCTATTTTAGCGATGAATCGACTCTTGGTTCTGAGGAGATTTATGAGGACATTTTTGAACCAGAAGGCGCTGAATGCGCTGGCCTTTGTGCCGAAGCAATTCCAAAATCAGAATTGGTTACCAATCGTCGTTTTCCCAGAACGATGACTAGGCTTTTTTGGTTGGGTTTGGGAATTTTGGTTCTACTTTATAATCCTCCCAGTAGAATGACACAAATTAAAAGGATTAGCATTTTTCAAGTTTCAAAAACACCGAATTCACAGATCGGTAATTTATCTGTGAACAGTCAGACTTCTGCGTGGGAGGCTGGCGTTCAAACTAGCTCGGATGGTTCCGAGTTACACGCGTCAACATCAGATACGAATGATTCTTTCTTTAAACGTCCAGTTCGTGTGGACAATTTCACTTGGGAAGTAGGACAATCGTTATATGCCGAATTTAATCCTTGGAGAGCTTTTTATGAAGATCCGAGGATAATGAATCGTATAGCTCACTTCCGGAATTTAAGATCGAAGCTTCACGTTGAGTTGCTGGTAAATGGTAACCCATTTTATTATGGAAGAGGTATTATGTCATATATACCTATGCCTGACTCTGACCAGATTTCAATTTTCCGCTCTGATGTACCACAGGATTTGATCGAAGCATCGCAGAGACCGCATATTTATTTCAATCCGACGACGTGTGAGGGTGGCACTTTAACCCTTCCTTTTGTTTTTCCAAAAACGCATATTAACATCACTGAGCGTGAATGGAGAAAGATGGGTTTGGTTACCCTCAAGTCGATGAATAGTTTGCGTCATGCAAACGGAGGCACCGATCCGATCACCATCACAGTTCTGGTTTATGCTTCCGAGATAGAATTGAATACCCCGACTTCCGTCACCCCATTTAATCTCGTTCCGCAGGGTGGTACTGAATATGGTATGATTTCCGGGCCTGCAACAACAGTTGCTCGGATCGCCGGAATTATGTCTCAAATCCCAGTGATTTCAAAATATGCACGAGCCACAGAGATGATGGCTAATGCTGGAGCGAAAGCAGCCATGATATTTGGTTATAGCCGCCCACGTGTCCAAATTGAAAACGCCAATTATGTGGTTGGCCATTCCTCGTTAGCGAACGTTAACGAAGGCGATTCATCTGCTTCCCTGGCTCTCGATTGCAAGAAAGAAATTACCATTGATCCAGCAGTCTGTGGCTTGGGACCTCAAGATGACATGGCTTTCGCGAATATTGCGACACGTGAAAGTTTCATAGATTCTTTTGAATGGACTGAGCTGGACCCTCCTGATAGGCATTTGTACTCCATGCGAATTAATCCATTGAATGGACTACTTGATGGATCTGGGCATGCCCATATTACGCCAGCAGGCCTTGTAGCATTGCCTTTTGACTTTTGGACAGGAAGTATGGAAGTACGTCTCCAAGTCGTCTCATCAGCGTATCATCGCGGTCGAATCCGAGTGGTTTGGGATCCTTCTTACGTTAAGGATCCTAACGTGTTTAATGTGAGTTATTCAGCCTTGATCGATATTACTGAAAGTACCGAGGTGACTTTTAAAATTGGATGGGGTCAAGATCTTGATTACTTACGTGTCCCACTATTACGTGATCATCTCCTCAATATACCACGAGCTTTTTCCGTTGGTGATGTCGATCCATTCAGCAATGGTACGCTGAGTGTGTATGTGGTTAA